ATGCCGACATCTGCAACCTCGTCCTCAGCATGGGGCTCATTCTGCAAGATACCAGTGGGAATATCCGTATCCGCAGAACAGGCAATCACCTTCCCGTCTGCATCGAGAGTGACAAAACGGTACTGGCTGCCAGTGAGATCGCCTCCGGCTGGCAGAGGGATGGTTTCCAGGTTTCGCTCGTAGGCTCCCATTTAGGCTACCTCCTCAAGATGCTCGTCATACCAATCTGGATGCTGCTTGCAGACCATCTCCACGGCTGCACCCAAGCTCATTTTCGAATCCTTGGCAACCATCTCTTTAGCAGCCTTCTCGATCTTGCTCCAAGCGCTGCCACCAGAGGAATCTGCGCCTGATTTGCCTATCTCCTCATAAAGAACGCCTTCAGCGATCTTTTTGCTGGCAGCGATGAGCGTCTTTTCCAGCTCCATGTAGCTCTCCCGGTCCATCTTCTCGGAAGCTTCCTTGAGGATTGGACCCAGGATCTCAGGGCTGCCCAGCTCCGGCATGTCATCGGCCGCCTTCAAAATGAACTCCTTCCGGATGCGGATGTTTCTCTCCTCGGCCGCCTGCTTGAGAATTTCCTTCTTCTCCTCAGACTCGGCTGCAAGCTGCTTCTCCAGCTTGACCCTGGCATCTTGCTCGTCCTTGAGAGCTTTTTCCAGGCGCTCCCTGGCTTCTTTTTCCTCTGTGAGGCTTTTCTGGATGGGATCAAGATCCTTTAGGACCAGAGCCCCATCGGCTCCGGTCTGATCGCCTGCCCCTGCGGGCTCTGGTTCTTTTGGCATTTGAGTTCCTCTGCTCTTTCTGTTAGCTGATTTGAAAATTAGGAATGTCCTGTTGTTCGCTCCCTTGGGAACTATGGAGACTTCCTCAACCACGATGTCAGTGAGCCTTTCAACTTGCGGGGGCGACATTTGCGTACCCCCCTATGGAAAATGAATTATAATCGCCAGCTTCGGCCGCATCCCAAAGATCGACATTATTGACCTTGACCCACATCACCCAGGAACCTTTTTTGAAAACCTGATCCTGCACGGGGATGTCAATAGGTGCGATATAGGATTGAACCGGAACCGCGTCCGCCGGCCTTTCGTGGTCTTCTCCGATATTGCGGTACTTTTCCATGAATTCGTGTGCCGCTTTTTCTATCTCCTCTGCCGAATAAATCTGGCCTTGCAGATCAACAGTTTCCGGCTCCAAGACCACTCCACAGAGGAGATGACGTTTCCGATCCGCCTTAATTATGGGAACGTTTTTTATTATTTGAACCGCCATCGATACTCCTCGCTAATCCCTCCCAGGATTTTGTTCAAAGCTTGGCTAAAAGAATCAAAAAGTGATGATAAAGACGCTGAGACTACGTTTTCAGTCCGTTGAACGTATTCCCTCGCAGCAGCGACAGGAATTATGGACCATGGCTATCTCGCTGCCAGTTGTTGGATAGCGGCCGTCCGGAAGCCGTCTGGCCTCGCCCTCCAGCTCTTGACACCTCGGACAGATGCGATCATCGGGAGTAACTATCCTGTAACCCTCGTATTTGGCGGGACTGAGAATACCGCGCTCGACCGCCTGCCTGGTTTCCAGATAGAAGCCCTGGCTTGAGGCGGTCAGGCTCTCGTTATTTGCGATACCCAGCCCTCGATCCCTCAAAAGCCGGTCGGAATAAGCCGAAACCTTGGCCTCGATCTCTTTGGTGCTAAGCCCGCCCTCCTCCAGAGATTCTCGGAATTTGAGAAGCGCCTTGCTTCTCGTTTTATCAAGTCCGATATGCTGAGCGATCCTATTACCCATTTCGCGAGTGGTAAGCCCATTTTCAAAGCCATCTCGCAGGATCTCTCTTATGGCCTGGCGGCTGTTGCCGCTGATATTTGCGACCAGAGTGGTGGAATGGTTATTGATCCAATTGACCGCGTAGGGATTAATCAGGTCAAAGGATGTTTGGGTTTTCATCCCCAAAGAGTACCATTCGGCCGTGGCCGTTCCGGCTGCGTTGAGATTCTCGATGAGGAGCGGTTTGTAGGCTCCGATTCCAGCCTCGAATTTTGTCCAATCTATGAGCGCTTCGACGGCATGGAGATCTCCGCTGGCCATAGGTGTCTCAAGCTGAATGAACCTGAAATCCTCCATGGAGCTGGCGACTGCCCTTTTGAATACCGGCCCCATCTTGGCCTTGTTCTTGGCTGCGATGGCCAGGAGGTCCTGCCAATAATTTTTATCAAGCATTTATTCGGCCTGGCCATCACCGGAATTGCTGTCCTGGTTATCGCCCTGATTTGGCTCCTGATTATCGCCCTGGTCGTCCTGGGTTGCTGTTCTTGCGCCCAGATCTCCCTCTGGAATGGGGATGCCTAAAGCGGTGAGGACCCACCTCTCAATGCTCCCATCGGGGCTTGGGAATAGGGGCATACCGGATGAGGCCAAAGTGCGGATGACACTGGCCAGCTTCTCGGGATCCACCCTTTTTACCTCTCCATGGCGCAGGACCGGATAGTTCTCGAAAGCCATGTTATTGAGGTCCAGGAGCCGGGGGATGGCGTGAGTAGTGAACACTTCGGCTATCTCGTCCAAAATGCCGGTTACTGCAACCGCAAAATAGTCGGTCTTGTCCTGGCTGAGCGCATAAGACCCGCCTGCCTTCTGGACGCCCAGCATCATGAACTCGGCTAAGCAGGTCTGAGTAATCTGGGTGTTATAGCGCTGGATGATCTCGCTGGTGCTGGTCCAACTGCCTTGACTGCCGGAAAGAAGGGTTACATCATACTTCTTTTGCCCCGTCTTTTCGTCATATTCCAGGGGCATGAGGATGCCTTCTTGTTCATGGTGCTTGAGGTTGGTAATGAGGTTAAGGAAGACTGACCGCGCCTTTTCGGACTCGGCATCGCCCGCGGCCGGGGCGGCTATGGCTGTAGGAACCCACACAACCGGAAGGCCTACAGCGTCCCTCTCTATGCCTATGCACTCCAGCTCCTCGATTTGGGTCTTGAGGAACCAGGGGCGGTAGGCATTTCTGAGAATGCTCCGGCCAAAGGGGTTATCCTTGTCCTCGTCCGTCCTGAACAAAAGCGCCTTTTGCAGGGGAACCGTCCTGGTCGTATAATCGGGAGGAGCCTGTTGAGTCATGGACTCCAGGGAACCGTCCTGGCTATAGTTCCAGCCCGTCCAGGAGGAAGCCGCTCGAATAGGGATTTTGCGCCACCCTATTTTGCCGTCATTGAATTTGGATCGCTTGGAGCCGTCCGCCTGTTTGGGGCCCATTCTCCGTTTGTAGACCAGTTCATGATAGGCCCAGCCAAAAGGTAGCATGGCGCTTAAGCATTGGCTGATGAAAGCCTGCCAGGTGTGGCTCATATCGCCCCGACAGCCATCCACGAAGCTCGCGGCCTCCAGGTCGGAAGTGTTCCTGCCTCCTGGATCCATATTCCAGGGTACGGATCGGCAAAAGGCCTTAATGGCGAACAAAACGGCCCCTATAATGGGGTCATTATCCTTCATCTCCGTATAGACCTTGATGCCTTTGGAGCCCTGGAGCTTGGAAAACCATTCTTCATAGACCTGGGTTCCAAACCGATTCAGGCCCGTAGACCCCAGCTCAAGGAATATATTTTTTCGGTCTGAATTAGCCGCCATTAGAATCTCCAGATGTTAGGACCGGTCACACCGCCAGGAGCGCAGGGCTTGAACGGTTTTTCGTCATTGAGGATGCCGGAGACTACCATCTCCAGCGTATCCGGCCCGTCGTCGTGGCCCATAGGAAAACGATTTAGTTGGTTGACCAGGAGAGGATAATCCTGGGCCCAGGTGTCCCAAAACAGGAGCGTCCCATTGACATAATGGGGCTGCAGGCCGCTTATCCGCGTAGGTTTGTTGGAGCCATGCCAGATAGGGACATAAGGCACAGTCACCTTTTGCGTGAGCTGCTCCTGTTTAAGCAATATCTCGAAGTTCGATCTATCGCCTTTCTCCCAGGCCGATTTGGCTATGCCCAGGCTGTTCATCTCCAGCCAGAATTTGCGGAGCTTGAACGATTTCTGAAAGCTGACCATTTTCTTGATAGCTTTGTCCTGGGGCTCATTCTCCATGTCTGCATGGAAAACCAGAAGCCTGCCATCTTGGAGCTTGAGAACGAAAACGAATGAAGAGAAATCCTCGCCGCCTTCGGCGGCATCCAGCCCGCCGTATCGCTCGCACTGGAAGATATCGACCTCTTTATGGGATATGGTTTGAATTTCGGCGGGCTTGAACAATTGGTGGGCTGATGATAGCGGCTGAAGTTCTTCCTGGCAGGAGAACACCAGCGGCCCCATCTCCACCATAAGCTCATCCAGCCTCTTTTTGGAGAGGATGTTGGGAAAACGAGGCGTCTTTCCGTCATCTAGCCAGCAAGGCTCGATTCCGATCTCATATTTTGAGCCCTCCGGCATCCTCGGGTTTATGGTGTTAATGATGAAATCGTAAACGTCCTGGTCCGCCCAGCGGGTGCCTACGACCTGCAGTTCACCCTCCGGCTCCAGGATGGCTATGAGATCCTGATACCAGCGTTTCTTTTTCTCCCGGACTAAATCGCTCTCTCGGTCCTCCAGGTTGCATAGATCGTCCACCTTGATGATATCGAAATGGCTGGATACTATATTTTGGAGCGCTCCGATGACGGCCACCGAAGGTTCTTTTCTTATGATGCGCCTGGAGTTTAGGACGAGCTTCTCGGCCGTGGCGCTGTTCTCGTCCAGCGGATCGCAGCCATACAGATAATTGTGGACCTCGATTAAGCGCTCGTTTCGGATGTAATGGCCGGCAATCTCGGAGAGGAACTGCCTGGCCATATCGTGAGTCGCATTCGCGATGAGGATACGCAGGTCTGGGTTCTGCAGAAGCCGAAAGATCGTGTCCGAGATGGTATAAATTGTGCTCTTATAGGTTCCACGCGGTTTCAGGTACAGGGTCCTCTTATGATGTTTCCCGGCCTGGCTACACCATCTCAGATGAGGATCGATCTGGAGTTTATCGTAGCCCAGCATATCTCTGGAGAAGCGGAAGAGGTCAAACCTTTGTATTTTGCCCCGGATCGGTAGCTCCAGAATCGCCATCTTCCACCCACCTGAACTCTCTGGGCTTCGCCGGTCCGATCACAGATGAGGTAGAATCAGGCACGCCTAAGGCCACAGATCCTTTTCGTCCCCTAGAAAAACCGGTTTTCGGTGACCCCAATATTTACGAAAACGCCGATCCATCCTGAAAGTGGACACCCCTGGCATCGGTGTCTCGCCGTGACGGGGCGGTTCCCTCAAATGTAGGATACACGGAAATAAATAGAGTGTAAAAATAAATAAGTCAATGGTAAAAAATGGACATGTCCAAATTAGACCTACCCTTATGATGTTACTTCATTTGATAGAGATATCAGATGAGAGAACACTCGCGGAGATGCGGGAAATAAGGATGTGGAAAAATGGATGGCATTGTAGATGGAATTAATAAATGATTTAAATCAATGGTTTAAAGGGAACCGATTCGTTTTTTTCACTCGGACACTCCTCATTTAACCACTCTACAACATCGTCGCCCAGATTATCTATAATAGCATCTAGATAATCCTCCTTATCTACGACGACATGTATTCCACTTACGACTTCTACAGGCATTAACTCTCCTTGCCATATAGCTCATTTCTGAAGCTATATAATCCTTTAGTCAAATTATTATTATAACAACAAATTTTTATTATCACATCTTATAATCCGCATTTCTCCGCTTAGTGATTATAATTTCTTCCACATCAACTATATTTGTGGAATCGTTTATCGTATATTCTACGCGCGTCTGCGCCCCCAACCTGAGACGATATTTACGCGGTCTAGAATCCCTTATCAATGTGATATCCATTCCAGGTCGGGGAGTATAAGGGTCTTCGCTTAATGTCAGTATACGATCAGATATGATCATCGCCGCGTCATGATCTAGACTATCGAACTTGTGTAGGACTTTTTCTGCTCTCTTCTTGATCGTAATCTCATAAGGCAAACCCGTTTCCCCTCATTCTACATCACGATTTGTAAGCGGCAACTTGGATTAAATAGATTCCGATATTTATGCCGCAAATTGTGCTCTTGTAGGTTCCACGCGGTTTCAGGTACAGAGTTCTCTTATGATGCTTCCTGGCCTGACTGCACCACCTTAAATGAGGATCAATCTGGAGTTTATCGTATCCCAGAACCACTCTGGAGAAGCGGAAGAGATCAAACCTCTGAATTTTTCCCCGG